TAGCACATGCAGGACAGTACTTGAAACCACAGAAGATGTCTCTGGTATCTACGGATCTCTCGACACTCTCTTTAAACACAAAGATGCACATACAAAAGAACTAGCTAATAAAAAGAAACTACCTTCCAGCAAGTTAAGATCGTCTTTGTCAAAGACTACACATGAAGATGAAGAAGATGAAACTTCTATAGGTGCAGTAGCTGCTGAAGTACTTGAACAGAAATCATTGGACAGAGCTATTGAAAACTTAGCCAGGACTATAAATAACAAATATGGTAAGGGTACTTGGGAAGAGATCTTAGAGTTACGTGAGGAGAAAATAGCTGAACAAAAAGTTAAACAGGAGAAACAAAAAAAGCTTACGAAGCAGAAGAATATTAATGCTGGGGAAAGAAAAAAGAAACTATACCACTATGCTATCGAAGTTCTTAAATTTATTTTTATAATTGCCTTAGGTTTAGGGATGGCTTATACCGTTTGGATCAACCGCTGCCAAGGATCTGGTTGTATTGGTTAGTACCATTTTAATTGTAAAACTTAGGTAGGATATCATGGAAGGTGTAGATTTACGCTTAATGATTACATTAGGCGGTATGATAATTAGTGTTGTAACTACATTTACAATTGTAAGACAAAAGTTATCTTCTGTGATAGAACAGTTGCATGATATAAAAGCAGACTACGAATCAAGACTGAGAGAGTTAGACAGACGTAGTGATAAGTGTGAGAACATGATTGACCTTAACTCTCAAAAGACTGCTGTACTTAGCTCAATCATGGCACCTGATAAATTAGAAAGAGGACATCGTGAATTAGAGCGCATGTTGGTCTTAGCTGGTAACAATCACGATAGAATAGAAAAACTGGAAAAGATGCACAATGGTAAACATCCTCCAATTAATTAAAGTACTACCTGTACTCTTAATACTATGTGGTACAAGTGTACTTGCACAGAACGTAAGTGGTGATCCTGTAGCCGCTAAGTTTATATGTAATAATACAGAGTATCTTACTAAACTTAAAGGTATAAGTACTGAACAAGAAATAAGAGCAGTAATAAACGCAGCTATAGCTTCTGAGCAATGCATACTTTTAGATCAACGATATGTTTTCAGGCTAAAAAGTAAAGTCGGTGAGTTTTACTCTCACAAGAGCTATACTCAAATTTGGCAGACACGTGAAAATACGTTTATACTACTAATAGAAGAAAATGGTCAAATATAGGTTGACTTTACCGCTTAACTTTGATATAATTAATTAACGACTACGTTAAGGATATAAAATGACAGTCGAATCTGCAAGTTACATTTCACAATTAAATACCAGTTATCCAGCAGCAAGTGATAATATTTCAGAAGGTGACGATCACTTACGTTTGGTTAAAAGTGTACTTAAAACACAATTCCCAAACTTAGCCACAACTGCTGTAACACAATCTTCCACACAAATGAATAAGCTAGGTTTTGAAGTGGGAGCTATTATGATGTATGGCTCTAACTCTATTCCAGGAACACAGACTATTTCAGGTGTTAACGATTGGCTTCTCTGTGATGGGGATAACTACAGCACATCTACATATTCTGCATTGTATGCAGTAATAGGAACAGTGTTTGGAACATCTGGCTCAAATTTTAAAGTACCTGACTTTAGATCGTTTCTACCGATTGGTGTTGGTGGTAGTAACTCGCTAGGAACCTCTCAGACGGCTGTAGCCGCTGCTGGTACTGCTGTAACACCTTTAATACCTATTAACTTCATTATTAAAACATAAGGTGTACTTAGCTATGGCAGAGTCAGAGATAAGTGTAAAAGAACAATCTGCTCAAGCTTCTGTTATACTAAACAATGAAGTTTTTAAAGAAGTAGTAGCAAATATTGAACTATCCTTGATAGAACAATGGAAGCACTCTGATACATCTGAAGATAGAGAGCACAACTGGTACAAAGTGCAAGCTCTGCAATCTATTATTGACGATTTAGAAGCGTGTATTGACAATAACAAAATAGAAAATTCTTAGGAGCTATAAAAAATGGACGATCAAGTGACCAATCCTGCAGCGCAGGAAGTCTCTGAAACTACCCCCAATATGTTTGATGTCATGTTCGGAAGTGATGACACTAATCCAGAACAAGCATCTATCGAAGAACCTCAAGAAGAAGAGTCTACTCTAGAAGAAGAAGAAGAAATAGAAGAGGAAGATTACGAAGAGGTTGAAGAAGTAGAGGTATCTGAAGAAGAAGATTATCAAGAAACCCCAAAAGGCTATACCGTAAAGGTAGATGGCGAAGAATATGAGGTTACTCTTGATGAGCTTAGAAACGGGTATCAGCGGCAATCTGATTATACCAGAAAGTCGCAATCTGTTGCAGAAATGCGGAAAGCTTACGAAGCTAATGTACAAGCTGTTCAACAAGAACGTGAGCAGTATTCTCAAGTACTTGCCAATGCGGAAAACTTTCAAAATCTAGAACTTAAAAAGTTTGAAGAAATTGACTGGGTATCATTAAAAGAAGACGATCCTACCGAATACATTGATAAACGTATGGATTTTCAAGATGCCAAGGAAAAAGTAGCACGTACTCAACAAGAACGACAGAATGCGTACAATAGAACCCAACAAGAAGTCCAGCAGAATATTCAGCAAACTTTGCAAGAAGAGGGCAAGAAGTTAGTTCAAGTCCTACCTGAATATGCTGATCCAAGTTCTACCCTTAAAAGTGATTTGAGAGAATTTGCTTTAGGTATGGGATTTACAGAGCAGGATATAAATGCGATTGCGGATCATAAGGTTGTACTTGTATTACACAAGGCATACTTACAAGATAAAGCAAGCTCATCTAAGACTACTAAAGTAGCTAAAAAAGGTACCAGCAGAGTTATGAAAGCTGGTATCCCTGTTACTAAAGGGCAAAAGAGTACTCGTGAGATGAAAGCAAAACGTGAACAGTTGCGTAAAAGTGGTACTACCAGAGATGCTGTAAATGCGTTTATGGATTTAATTTAACTTAAAGGAACTGAACTATGGCACAACCAACAGGTGTGTATGTATCTTACTCTTCGATAGGCTTACGCGAAGACTTAGAAAATGTTATCTATGATATTACTCCTACTGAAACTCCGTTCATGTCTATGGGTAGTCGCGAAGATGCGATTGCAGTAAACCATGAGTGGCAAACCGATGCTCTTGCTGATGCTGTTACCACAAACTACAATGAAGAGGGTGCAACTCTTGTGGCAGCAGAGCCAGCAGCAACAGTCCGACTTGGCAACATATGTCAGATTTCTCTTAAAACCACATTGGTTTCTGGAACTCTTGACGCTGTTTCTAAAGCAGGACGTAAGCAAGAACTAGCTTACCAAATGACGAAGCGTTCTAAAGAGTTGAAGCGGGATATGGAGAAAAGTCTTCTCAATAACCAAGCTAAAACTGCAATGGCCGCTGATTCTACGGTACGTAAATTAGGTGGATTGTCTAACTATGTCGCTACTAACGTAAGCCAAGCCGGTTCAGGTGCTGGTAACGGTGCTGCTCGTACAGATGGTACACAACGTACCTTCACTGAAACACTTCTTAAAGCTACGATTCTAACAGCTTATAATAACGGTGCAGATTGTAAGTATCTTATGATGGCTCCTGCTAAGAAGCAAATCTTCTCTACATTTGTCGGTGTAGGTGGAGCTAGTGGAGTTTCTAACTATATAGATGCTGCTGACCAACGTATTATCGGTGGTATGGATATCTATGTTAGTGACTTCGGTGAATTAGCTGTTGTACCTAATCGCTTCCAACGTGCTCGTGATGTATGGATTCTTGATCCTGAGTATTATGGTGTAGCTTACCTACGTCCGTTTGCACAGAAAGAAGTAGCGAGTACTTCTGATGGCGAACAGCGTGCTATTATTACTGAGTTTACCCTTGTTGTTAAAAACGAGAAAGCTCTTGGTGCAGTATACGACTTAACTTAAGCTAACAGTAATGGGTGGGGGGTAATTCCCCTGCCCCTTATTTTACGAGGTTAATATGAATAACGATCCAATTAAAACTCAATTTAATTATGATGCCGCAGAAGAAAAAATAATCCTTCACAACACTCAAGATGTTGAGCCTCTTTTAAAACTTAATAAACAAGAATTTAACGGGGACTCCATATACGGTGGGGTAGAAACTAAAGACAAAAGTATGCGTAAAGTTGCAAGCATACCTTTAATTATTGTTGAGAAATGGAAGCGTGAACTTGGCATTGACATTATGAACAAAGCTCATATGCCTAAAGTAAAACAACTTCTCAATGATCCTGAGTATCGCTTCCTCAGAACACATGAAAGTGTTATTTAATGGCTCTAGCTACATACACAGAACTAAAAGCAAGTGTTGCTAATTACTTAAACAGAAGTGATTTAACAAGCATCATACCTGATTTTATTAGTTTAACTGAAGGTAAACTTAACAGAGACTTGCTTCTTAGATCTAGTGTTGTACGCGCTGAGACTACAACAACTTCTGGAACTGCCTACTACAACTTACCTAGCGATATAATCCAGTTAAAAAATATCACATATGATGGATCTAGCACAAGCCATGCCTTATCCTACATGTCTATTGAATCTGGTAGCAGGGAGTACGGTGGGATAGGTTCTGGTACGCCTAAAGCATATACAAGTGTGGGAGACAGTATTAAGTTATTACCCACACCAGACGGTACGTATACTATAGGTATTAACTACTATCAAAAGCTAATTGCTCTGTCTGACTCTAACACTACTAACACTATCCTGGAGCACTACCCTGATTTATATTTATTTGGGAGTTGCTTTGAGGGATCTTTATTCTTAAACGACACAGAGCAATCAAAACGATTTGGCGGTATATACGCTAAAGTACTACAAGATGTTACGCTCTTAGAAGACCGTTCTGAATACAGCGGTACTGTTCTAACTATGCAAGGTACATAATGGCAGATACTAATTGGGTTGTCGATAACTTTGATGTGATACAAGAGTCAGGTGGTAACATCTATACTGAATCAGGTCTTATTATTAGCTTACAAGAGTTCGATAGTACAGTATGGACAATAGATACGGAAACTGGCAGTGGTTAAAGAAATATATGACGTAAGCGGTACACAAACAGGGTTTACATTTAATGCTGACTTATCTCCCTATGATATGCCAGCTAATATGTTTTCATCTATCCAGAATGTACGATTTAACGATAAACAAGCTGGTAGTATTGAGGGGCATTCTGCTTCCTTGGGTACACCTCCAGTTACCCCATATTGGACTACTAGTTGGAGACAGTCTTCCACTGATTTATGGATATATGGAGGCGTAACTGCTTTATACAAGATTACAGGAACTACTCACGCAGCGGTTACACGTGCAAGTGGCGCATACACAACTCTTGCCAATACAGGTAAAAACTGGCAAGGAGATGCTCTTGGTGGTGTTCTCGTTGTTAACAATGGTATAGATGTACCTCAGAGCTTCCTACAAGGTGGTTCTGTGTTTACTGACTTAGCTCAGTGGCCTTCCACACTACGATGTCAAGTCATTGTACCCTTTAAGAACCACTTAATAGCTCTTAACCTGACAGATGATGGTGCTGTACTACCTTACTCAATACGATGGAGTGATGCTATACCAGAGGGTGCTTCTAACAATGGTAGCACAACGTGGACAACTGCAAGCACAGCCTCTGAGTCTAACCAAATCACAGTTGGTGGTACTAAGGGACATCTACTAAATGCTATCCCCCTTGGCAATGACCTTATGGTGTACAAGGAAGACAGTATCTATTCCTTAACGTACACAGGTGGTACATTTACATTTGCTCTGCGAGAAAGATTTAAAGATGTAGGTTTATTCTCCAGGGACTCAGTAGTACAAATTGGTAACAATGAGCACGTGCTTATCTCTACTAACGATGTGGTTAAGCACAATGGTACAACAATGACAAGTGTTATTGATGATCAAGTGCGTACTTACTTGTTCTCACAGATTGACTCTACTTCTGCTTCTAAGACTTTCCTGGTACATAATAAAGTTAAGAACGAAGTATGGATATGCTATCCTAAAACGAATGCACTTAACGGGTTCCCTGATGAAACTTTAATATGGAACTACCGTGATAACACGTGGTCTAAACGTGATCTTCCAAATGTAAACTATATTGCTAAAGGGGTTGTTAACCCTGCTCTTGCTAACACATGGGTTGCATCAAGTACAACATGGGCCTCTGACACTCTTAAATGGGCGCAACAGCCTTATAACCCTACTACCGACTCTCTGCTGATGTGTGGTACAAATGATACTAAGTTTTATCTTGCAGATAGTGGCATCACGTTTAATGGTGTAGGTATTAACTCCTACTTAGAAAGAGTAGGCTTACACGCAGGTAATCCTAGTGGTGTTAAGAGTATTACAAAGGTGTTCCCACGATTTGAAGGCACTGGTACAGTTAACATAAGTATAGGTGCAGAGCTAACAGCTAACGCAGGTGTTTCTTACTCTACTCCAGTTGCGTTTACAATTGGTACAGACAGTGAAGTAGACTGTAGAGTACGTGGAAGATACATAGCAATTAAAGTTGAGAACACTACTGGCAACCAGTTTAATATGTCAGGGTTCTCAGTAGAGTCTGAAGTGGTATCTGACAGGTAATGGCAAAAGAGTTCCTACGCTTTGCTCCTGAGTCAGCAACTTCAAACCCTGAAGATTTACCTATCATTGTAACGAATAACTTATTCGCTATTAAAGGTGTTTTAGACTCAATACAAGATGGTCATTTAGATGTGGTCTACGCAGCACCTTCTAAACCAGCACAAGGTGATATAAGATATGCAGATGGAACTACGTGGAATCCAGGATCAGGAGAAGGAATTTACTTTTATAATTCCAGCGGAGCATGGGTTAAGCTATAAGAAAGTTAACCGCTACTCAAACAAAAGAGTAGACATCTTAGATCAGTGCTGGGGCTTTATAGACAAGTCCGTTTCTAAGGGCAGTAGAGAACTGATAGATACTGATGATGTAGTCCGAAGAGTTACGGATAACTTCTCAGATTTATGG